CGATGCAGCATTGCAAATATTAGGCCTAAGAAAAGGGGTTAAAAGAAAAAATAACCGCGATGATATTAAAACAAGTACTCTAATTAGTTTAAGGGAAAAAGGTTTGACATTGAGGGAAATTGCGGAAGAATGTGGCGTATCGTTTACCTTGGTACGTAAGCGGTTGTTAATTGCTGGTGTAAACCTTGAAAGAAAATATCGTTGATAAAGGGGAATTAATAAATGAGTGTAAAGGTAGACATGGGGAACGGTAGAGTTTTTACATGTGAACAACTAGCCAGCGCCTTAACGCTGGTTATTGAAAACATGATTTTGAAACCAAAAGTAACGCAAGATAGATTTTTAATTACACTTGAATACAAATATCATAAGGACGGCAAAACGAAACGATTGCGGCAAGGGCTTTCCAAAATGGTAATGGAAGTATTTAACGGAACGGTTGAAGCGTACATTTACAACGTACGGCAGCAAGTGAAGGAAATTATTGTAAAAGGGGAATTATACGATGAAGAATGAGCAAAAATGGTTATTGCAAGAAATGTATAACGAAGGTTATCGCGATATTAAGATTGAGGGCGTTTATGCGTTTTTCGTAAATCCTACATTTATTGAAAACGGCGGGAATTTCAAGATACGCGATCATACCCCAAGAATTCCATGCAAGGTGCTGGGGTTAAATCCTAATATCCGTGAATATTCTATTGCATCGTTGCTGGGTGTTGTGGAATGGGAAAAGGTTCCAGTTGATACGCCAATACTTGTTAAACCGGGGTTTGGTTCGTTTAAAAGGTATTTTGCTGGTTATAAAGGTGATATGGTTTGTTATTTTGTTAACGGCTTGACTAGCTGGAGCAATGATTACGGCGAAGCGGGAATTGAAGAAATTGAACGTGATAAAGTTGAGCTAGCGGAAAGATTAACGGTGGTTCCTTATGGGTGTGATTGATATTACATTAAAAGGCCGGCCAGCAACTAAAAAGAATAGCGGCCGTATTGTATTCAAGAACGGAAAACGTATTATAATTCCGTCGGAAGCATATGAAAATTATGAAGATGATTGCTTATGGCAACTGGCTGGCAAAAAACTGGCTGGCGAGAAATTGCATATATCTGGCATCATCGTTGTTGAATGTAAATACTATTTGCCAAATAAAAGAAGCTGGCCGGACTTAATCGGACTATTACAGGCAACTAGCGACATACTGACAAAAGCCAAGGTAATAGACGATGATAAATGGATATGTTCATATGGTGATAGCTGCATCGCTGGTATTGATAAAGATAACCCGCGGGCAGAAATACGGATTATGAATAGAAAAAATAAAGTATTGGAAGTGTTATTGAAATGAGGGCAACAAATGGAATTACTAAACAGGATTAAACGTATCTTTGGTTATAAACGTTATAATGCGGACGTCATCAAGGTTAAGCGATGCATGCCGGGTGTATTATTGCCAAAAGTTGGCAGCGTAGATGCTGCCGGTATGGATTTTTATCAACCGGAAAGCGTAGTAATAGAACCGCATCAAACGCAATATGTAACGCTGGGGTTAACGGTAGAAATTCCAAAGGGGTATATGTTAATGCTTGCGCCACGATCTAGCATGAGCAAAACGCCGCTAATTATTCCGAATTCATTCGGGGTGATTGATGCGGACTATAGGGGAGAAATTAAAGCAATCCTACACAATACCAGCGATACGCCGTATTTAATCCAAAAGGGCGATAGATTAGTACAGGGAATTATGGTGCCAGTAGGCACATTAAAGTTATTAGAGGTTACACAATTAACCGAAACAGCGCGCGGTGCTGGTGGTATTGGTAGCACAGGAAAATAACCATGATTAAATTATTGTTTGATGCTGCATTGATTTTTTCGCTAGTGATAGCATTAATAAAATTAGTATCAGTATTTACGATGTAGTGGATAAGGGGCAATATAAACGCCCCTTTGATACGAATAGGTGAAAGGGGAAATGTATAATGCCTATTGTCAATCCGATGTATTTGTACTTGATTGAGGTACTACATAATATTGACGTAGTTAATAATCTTATTTTTATCACGTCAGCGTTTGGGGTATGCGCGTTTGGCGCCTTATATATCATTGATGAACAGGCAAGGGAAGGCATACGCGCGAATAAATCAAAAGTTGCAATATTGTTTGTAGCGTTTGCAATTAGTGGCATGGCCGTTGTATTAATTCCTACAAAAGATGCGATGTATAAAATACTTCTGGCGCATTATGTAACAACTGATAATATCCAGCTTGTAAACGATGCTATCAAAGTAAATTTACAGGACTATTTAAACATGTTAGGGGAAACGGTTAAGAATTTACGATAATGAACCATACGGGGGAAATATGACGGATAAAGAATATAGAGAGATAGGCAAGGAATTCCTAGAACCGATTAAATTAATATCAATGAAAATTAAATCATTGAAAGAAGATCTAAAGCGTTTACAGTCAGATGTAACGACGATAGGGGCCATTGATTATAGTAAGGAACGTTTAAGCGGTGGCGGAACGCCGGGCGGGTTAGACCGTCAAATAGTACGCCTTGAAAGTAAGCGTGATGCCGTAAAAGAAGAAATAGGCGCATTAATTGATGAACGGGAAACGGCGGCGGATATCATCAACAAATGCACCATAGGGAAAACTAATATATTATTAATGCGTGAGTACATCGACGGGGAAAGCGCAAAATATGCTAAAAGTTTTACGGATTTAGAAAAAACGCAATCCAGCGAATTAAAAACGCTAGGCCTTATTGAAGTAGGGAAATATTTACATGAAACGTATTATCCTAGTATGTATACTGCTAAAACGGTACAAGTCGGACTACACCGAACTACATCGGAATAATACGGAAACGCCATATATAGTATAATTATATTGTCAAATGATGCTTAAAAGGTCATTGGCGAAATTCTCCTATATATACGATGCACATGGGGAACTTTGGGCCGTTCCCCTATTGTGTATTGTAAACCGATACCGATAAAAAGAATTCCTTTCAAACATACATAATGCCATTGAGAACAATCCTATCAAATATAAATATGTACTACCAAGCACAACAACAATAAGCATAATGAACCTAATTTCATGTGATCCATATCGGTATTGGTTTAGAGTATACAACAAAAACGAATAAAACTATCAGAATATGAGGTATATCCACGGCGATATATCTCATTTTTTGTATAAAAGTAACATTTGATTATTGAAAACTGAACATGCTGCATTTTTTATGTAAAGGTTTTAGACCAAAATAACCCGATTGTTTCCATGTCATATCCATTGTGGCGTGTTCGGTTTTGAGTAATTAAAAAAGCCGCCCTGTGTAGGCGGCCTTTATTTTGTTATTCGTAGTAGTGGCAAGCAATAACTTTGTTTGTGTTATTGTCGATTAATTGCCATTCAAAACCGAAACTCATTGTACTGATGAAATCGGAAGCATCTGTTTTGTTTTCAAATTTCCATGTTTTGTTTGTGTTTACATCTTTAAGTGTTAGCATTTTAAATTCTCCTTTTTGAATACTTGCGTTTTCTGATGTATCTTATGGCTTAATTATACTTGCGTTTTCGCAAGTGGTCAATAGGGAAATTAAAAATTTTTCAAAAAAAGTTTTGTGAAGGTGGTGAAAAGCTAGTGAATATCATATGTACCAAGTCGAAATGCCTTAATAATAAAGGCGGTAAATGTACGGCCAACGAAATATATTATGACGGCTTATGCCAAACATATTGCACTAGCCAACACGCCAGCAAGCAACACGCGGGAATATGCCAACGATCACATGGCAGAATGAAAAGCAAAGATAACAATATACTACGATAGGGGGTGAAACAATGGCGAAAACAACATATAAGGACTGGGAAGCAGAAGAAAAGATTTTGCTTTTACAAGGCTGGGCGCGCAACGGTTTAACAAATGAACAGATTGCAAGCAATATGGATATTGTTGTTTCTACCTTATGGGAATGGCGCAAGAAATCGCCCAAAATATCGAACGCCCTAAAAATAGGAAAGGACGAAGCAGATATACAAGTTGAAAATGCACTCTATAAAGCAGCACTTGAAGGAAATACAACGGCCATGATTTTCTGGCTTAAAAATCGACGTTCTAAAGAATGGCGCGATAAGATACAACAGGAAATCACAACCGAAAGCGCCGTTAAGTTGGTTATTGATAATAACGAATTGAGTGATACAGATGAGTAAAACAAATCTGTTTCGCGATGTAATACGGCCAACGCCTAAGCAAAAGGAATTTTTGAGGGCGGTTAAGCAAAACATATATACGCTATATGGTGGCGCTGCTGGTGGTGGTAAATCGTATATACTCCGCTGGGGTTTGATATGGCTGCTTATTGATTGGTTTATCAAAACAGGAATTAAAGGCATACGCGTTGGGTTATTCTGTGAGGATTATCCAAGTTTAGATGATCGTCAAATATCCAAAATCAAAATGGAGTTTCCGGAATGGTTAGGAAGCTATAAGGAAAGCAACCATGAATTCACATTAAATGATGAATTAGGCGGCGGCGTGATATGTTTCCGTAATCTTGATAAGCCAAGCAAATACCTTTCAAGTGAATTCGCTGCTATTGCTATTGATGAATTGACTTTGAATAGTCGCGATGTATTCGACTTTTTGCGTATGCGGCTCCGTTGGACTGGTATAACTGATACAAAGTTAATCGCAGCAACTAACCCGGGCGGTAAGGGCCATATGTGGGTTAAGGATTTATTCATTGATAGAAACTTTACAAAAGAAATGCAACCGTTCGCGGATAAGATTGCATATATCCAAGCAAGGGCAAGCGATAACCCGCATTTATCACAAAGTTATATAGATGCTTTAAATACATTGCCGGAAAAACTACGTAAAGCATACCTAGACGGCGATTGGAACATATTCGAAGGTCAAGTATTTACAGAATTCCGCACCGATAAGCATGTAATAGAACCGTTTGAAATACCGCATCATTGGCAACGGTATCGTTCAATGGACTGGGGTTATACGAAACCGTATGCAGTTTATTCCGCGGCCGTTGATTATGACGACGTTTTATATATTACGGGTGAGTTTTACGGCTGCAAGCCGGGCATGCCGGATACTGGTACACAGGAAACGGCAAGGGAAGTAGCGCAAAAGATAGAACACTTGAAAGACTATCAAGGAGTAGCAGACCCCGCAATATGGCAACGAACAGGACATGACGGCCCAACGATTGCGGAAATATTTGCAACTAAGGGCGTTTACTGGGTGCGTGCTGATAACGATAGATTGGCCGGACTTATGCAAGTACATCAACGATTAAAGGAAGGCAAGTTGAAGATATTTAGTAATTGCGTACACTTAATACGCACGTTACCAGCTTTAACCTACGACAAAATCAAAGTCGAAGATGTAGATACAAAACAAGAAGATCATGCGTATGATGCGGTGCGTTATATGTGTATGGCTAGACCGGTTAAATCAGTTAAACCAGAAAAACCATTTAATGACGGTTATAAATATGTTGATGATAGCGAAAGAGATGTGAGCGCATGGGGCGTATGAGTGAAAGGGCGTTGCGTGATTACGCCTTTAAGGTTCTAAAATCGGAATATGGCGAACGTGAAGAAAAAGGCGTTATTATTCCGGCTAAGTATACAGATGCACAACTAGCGGAATTCGCTAAGGCAATGCCGCAATGGCAATTAGAACAGATGTACGATATGATTTACGGTTCTGAAATGGTGGAATAATGGATATAGAACAAACAACATTTGATATATACGAAGCAAAACAAAATGTAAAAAGCGCATTAACCGCCACGTCAGAATGGCGCAAGGCTGCTGCTGAAGATTTTGCATTTATGCAAGGTAAACAATGGCAAGACGGCGATTTAAAGAATATGCGCGAAGCTGGACGGCCAGCAATTACAATTAACAGAATTAGACCGGTTATTAATCTGTTATGCGGTTATGCATCACAGAATGAAACAGAACCGGACTTTTTACCACGTTCCGAAGAAGATGATAGAATAAGCCGCGTTGCGAAAGGTATTACAAAATACTGTTTAGACCGTGCGAACTATCAACGCAATAAGGGCAAATGTTTCCGCGATAAGATTATTTGTGGTTTAGCTAATTACTGGGTATCGTATGAATTCGACTATACGAAGTTAGACGGCACTATTCAAATTGAACGTGTTTCTCCGTTTGATGCTTTCATAGATCCGGAATGTAAAAAGGACGATTTAAGCGATGCGCAATATGTTGGCCGATATAGCTGGGAAAGTGCTGCTAAGTTAAAGCAGATTTATCCGGAAAAGGTTGATGAAATCAACGCATTAAAAAGCAGATATGACGAAACCGAACAGGAAGCCGGCGTTATTGAAACAGTAGACGGCGAAGCGTTATGGTATAGCAGCAACTACAATAAAATCCGTGTAGTGCAGTATTGGTATAAGGAATACGGCAAGAAGAACGTATACATGACAAAAGAGGGTTTAATTGATGAAGCTAACCCGTTATTCGTTGTATTAATGGCTACTGGTAAGAAACCTACAAGTATTCCAGATACTAAAATCAGATACGCAACGTTCGCCGATAGTGTTCTATTGGAAGAAGGCGAAAGCCCTTATAAGCATGGTAAATTCCCGTTAGTGCGTGAATATTGTTACTATACCGGCGAATTGGTAGACGATGAACTGGAACCAGCTGGCGTAGTGCGTGATATTAAAGATGCACAAAGGGAATTAAACAAAAACCGAAGCCAACGCATGCATGTTGTTAATCAACAATCTTTAGGCGTTAAATTCTGGCAAGGTCAACTAACCGAACAGACTAAGCGCGATATTAAAAATAATAGCACTAAACCGGGCGCGAATATCTGGTTACCGCCGGGCGTATCATTCGTAGACGGCACGCCGGCAATGGATAGCAATATTAATATGGCGCTTGAACAACAATCAAGTAATGATTTTTATTCTATCAGCGGTATCACTCCGGAAAGCCTAAGCGGTAGCGTTGGCAGCATGAGCGGTAAGGCTATTGATTTACGCCAATCTGTTACAACTGTTCAAACGGCTGGTATTTTTGAACAATCAAAAGAAGCAGAACGCCAAATTGTCAAACTATTATGGGGTGAGAAAAACGCACCGGGTTTAATTCCGCAATTCTACAACGAAGCCAAAGCGATGCGTATTATGGGCGATGACGGGCAAAAGGAATTTGTACAGATTGCACCGGGTTTAAATCAACCTATGCAAGAACAAGTTTTAACCGATGCATTTGGGCAACCGCAACGCGATGCGGAAGGTAATCCAATTAAACAAGTTTTGTATGATCTATCCGCCTTTGATTTTGATATTGTAATCACTACAAGCCAAGCAAGCGCAACGGCAAGGCGTGCTAACTTATATCAATTATTGGAAGCTAAGAAATCCGGCGTTGATATCCCTATGGATATTATCCTTGATTTCATGGATTTCCCAGAAAAAGAAACGGTTAAGAAACGTATGCAAGAAGCGGCAGAAAAGCCAGCGTTACCAGAATTGCGCGTAAGTGGTTCGCTTGATGATATGCCAGCGGAAGCATTGAGCATGTACCTACAAACATTAGGCGTACAGATTTCACCGCAGCAAATCATGGCGGAACGGTTAGCCTTGAAAGGTAAACAACCAAACATTCAAAATGCACCGCCAATTTTACCGCCTATGAACGATTTAGGCACTATGTAATATAAACTATCAACACAATAATAAACGCTCCGTAATGGGGCGTTTTTTATATTATTTTGCCCTAAGTAACGGCGTTAAAAGGCTTGCTTATACATTATCGCCCGGCAACGGCGTTAAACTGCCATATTTCTTTATTCGTCCGGCAATGACGTTAAAAGGCTAAGGAGTATTAGATATGGAAAAAGATTTAGTTAATATCGAAGATGCTGGTTTCACTCCGGAAGATTTAGAAAACGCGGGCGTGAACGTTGATGAACATACCGAAGAAACGGATACACAGGGAACTGCAACAGATGAACCCTCTACAGATGATGCGGCGGAAAGTGATGCGAATGATGCGGAAGTAGATGCAGCGGCGCCGAACACTAATGAAGAAGAGCCGGAACACGAAGAAAACCATACAAACGATAACAATCTAAAAGCGGCACTTGCACAGGAACGCGCAAGACGTAAAGCGGCTGAAGAACGCGCAAGACAATTTGAAGCGCAACAAAGACCGATTACATTGCCAGATAGTGAAGTATCTGATATTCGGGACTTTGTACGCCGTGAAGCATTAAAACGCTTTAATTTAACGGCGGAAGATTTAGAAAGTCTTATGTTTGAAGATGTAAACAAATACAACGATTTCATTCGTTTTGAAGCTAACGCAGAATACACGATCACAAATCAACAGTTAGCAGTACACCAACAAAGACAAACAAATCTAAATTTCGTAAATGAAATTAAATCATTACCAAATTTCGGGGAACTATATCAACGCGGATTAGAAAAGCTAAACGGCATGACAATGCGCGATGCACAACCAATAAATGATGCGTTCTACCGCGTAGATATTGGAGAAGGTACCGATGCCGATTTTGAAACAATCAGAAAATTTGTTAATGAACTGCAAAATGAACGGGCAACGAATACCGACGTTACGAATAACCCGTTACAGGTGGCCGCAACGTTGCCAAAGGCTGGCGCGTTAAACGGTGGCGTTCCTACACCTAACAAGGTAACTGAAGAAGATATTTTGAAAGCGTATCAAACGGGCAACCTTGATGCATTGCCGGACGATGTACGCAAATATTTTGACGAATTATAAGGGGTAAAATATGGCAGACCAAAGAAACCAAGTTAATATTCCAGCGAATTTAGTACCTAAAGTATGGGCTAAAAAAGTATGGCATGAAGGTGTTAAAGATTCTTATTTTGATAAATTCACCGCAATGGACGGTTCCAATGTAGTACACCAAAACAAAGACTTAACAAATGTAAAAGGCGATAGCGTAGTATTCGGCTTGATGATGAATTTAAACGGGCCGGGCGTTGAAGGTAATCAAAAATTATCTGGCGCCGAAGATACGTTGAACATTTACGATTTTACTGTACAAACTAAATTAATCCGTAATGCGGTATCTCGCTATGAAGCGGACGACCAAAAAACACAATATGATATGTTGAAAGAAATTAAAGGCGCGTTGAAGCAATGGCTTGCTGATTGGTTGGATAACAAATTGATGAGTGAATTATGTTCGACTCCGTCCTCTTCTAAAGAAGCGGTAGCTGCAAGTGCTGCCGGTACATATTCCAGCATTACGGCAAATGATAAATTGACAACAACTATTATTTCCCGTGCTAAACGTAAGGCGATGATGAATGCACCAAAAGTGCAACCGATTAAAGTTGACGGCATGGATAAATACATCATGCTTGTTCACCCGTGGGCGGCACGTGATTTAAAAGATGATCCAAAATGGTTGGCAGCACAACAAAACGCAAATGTTCGCGGTTCTAAAAACCCTATCTTTACTGGTGCGTTGGGCGAATATGACGGCGTTATTCTTTATGAATATGAACGCGTATTATGCGATAATACAGGCGCATCTAGTGCGAATGTATGCCATAACTTATTATTGGGTAAACAAGCAGCATGTTTTGCAGTAGCAAGACCAGCTAAACACATTGAACAAACAGACGATTACGGCAACATCGCCGGTAATGGTATTGCGTTCTATGGCGAAGTTAAAAAAACAAAATTCAATAATAAAGACTACGGCTCTATTCAAGTATTAACTGGTGGCGTTGTAGAAAGCTAATTCTTGAATTATGGGCGGGGTAATACCCGCCTTTATTCTTATATGGGGTGAATATGAACGTAAAACAAGTTATCAATAGGGCGTTCATGCAAATAGGCGATACACCACAGGAGCAATATACACCGTACCATTTACTGGAGTATTACAACGAAGGCAATCACCTATTAAATGCCCTTATCGGTCAGTACTGCCCTAGTTTGGCACAGGCGACTCATGAAGATAATGGCACCGGACGGATTACGCTGCCCGGTCAATGTATCAGCGTGTTAAATGTCAAAGCCGATGATGCGGACGTACAGGCCTATCATGTATTGAATTTACAAACGATAGTATTTGATGCAGATCATGAGCAGAAAATAACCGTTGATTATATAATGACTGCTGGCTATAAGAAACTGGAAGATGAAAGCGGACTACCGGCAGAATTAGAAACATTACTTGTTGATTACATCGTATATAGGGTTATGAACCTTGATATATCCGGCGTAACGGCGAATATGGTTAATGCGTTGCAATCCATTAATGACGGTTTAGGCAATAATGAAAGCGTAATAGCGGAAGGGTACTGGAATTATGGTAGTAAGCGAATTGATTACGCTGGTTAATGTAGAGTCTAACGAAATATTAGATGAACAGTTGGAATATATCCAATACATTAATGCAGCTATTGACTGGCTAACTACTATTCTAGTTAGCATTAAAGACCGCGAAGTAGTTAAGAATACCGATATACCGAATTTGAAAGCGGTTCCGTCAGATTTCATGGGGTTCGTTCCTAAAAGTGGTTATCCTATACGCATTATTAACGGAACGTTTGAAACCTATGACGGGGAAACGGTCAATCAAGTGTTTTATAGCGTACGGAAAAATCACGTTGATGAAATGGACGATACTATTCCGTTTTCTGAATTCTTTCATCAGTATTTAGTGCAGCTTATATCTTTTATGGTTAAAAAGAAATCACTCATGACGGATTATGCGGCATATGATAAACAATTCATAGACTACATAACGGAACAGATTAAGGCGGCAAGAGGTATAGCATAATGGGCGTTAAACAGGTGGCAACTACAAACGGGTTCCGGCTGGGCCTTGATTGGAGCAACCCGCCGGAAAATATCGACGTGCAAGCGCTAACACAGGCGCAACAATGCGAATTCGATAGAACAGATAATGCATTGCGTACTGTTCCGGGTATTCGTATATTGTATGATTTTGGACTACCAGTAGAAACGCTATATCATGATGTGTACCGTAATAAGTGGTACTTTTCTAGTGGCCGAAATTTGTATGAAACAGATTTTAGTAGTAATAAACTATTAGGCACATTAAACGGTACCGAACGGCCAAGATATCATGCGTTTGGTGGTGATATTCTTATTGCCAGCGGTGATAAATTACAAGCCATTTCCGGTAGCGGTAAATTATCCACTATTGAAAGTCCGGCATGTGATATAGTATCAAGTCATTCTGGGCGTGTACTGATTGCATCGACTCATTCGCATCGGTTGAATTGGTCGGCAGTTGGCGACTACAACGCATGGACTCATAACTCAAATGATGCATCAAGTGCGCAATATGTAGACGTTGGCTATAAAGACCAAGGCAGCATTATTGCAGTTAATTTCTTATCTAGGGCCATAATCGTATACAAAGAATACGGGCGCGTGTATCAAGTAATTGGTACGCCAGATGCACAGAATTTAACTGTGTATCCGTTATCTTCTACAGGTTATTGTAGCGGTGCAACGGTAAGCGTTGATGATCGCAGCTATTATTTAGGCAATCAAGGGTTCATGTCTTTCATGCCTACAAATACCTATGCAGAAATACAACCGTTTGAAACTGGCTTGAATATTAACTCTTATCTATTGAAGTACATTACAAAAGATTGCGAAGTATGGCACATATCCAGTAGAAAGCAAATCTGGATTAAACCATATAATGGCGAAACAGTATTTATATATCACTACTTGCCACGATATGAGGACGGAAGGGGCGTTTTCACATCAAGAAAATTCACGCATGGCATCAATGCGGCGGTGAATGTGGATAAAGAAGTATACATAGCATACGGAAATAAAATTGGTATCCTTGATGAAACGATAGATACCGATGATGCGGTAGAAATTCAAACGTTAATAATTAGCGGCAATAGATTGGCAACCCGTCAATTTGTGTTGATTATGAACTATAATTTTGTAACGCATAATCTTATTCCCGGTCATGGTACTATTGGCATCTCAAATAAGAAGCCTAAGCCAATTAACTTTTCAAGTAAGGCAACAAAAACCTACTATGCGAATGAAAAGCTATACGAAGCCAAAACATTAATGAATGTTAATGAGTACACGAAGGCGTATAAGATTGGCGGCGGTGCAAATCGTAATGTACAATTTAAAATCAATGTTCAAAAGGGCGCTATTTCGTTACGCCAGTTAGATTATACGTATGAAGAGGTTTAAACATGGCATATAAAGAAAAATACCCTTTGGATATAACGCCACAGGGCGATACTGTACAAGATAGTATTAAGAAAAACCGCGATGAATTATTGAACGTTGCGCAACAAATGGAACTCAAAGCCGGCGGCGGTGGTACCGGTGGCGGTGGTGGTACTGGTGGATTACGTAACAGGGTATTGAGTGGTAAAGTAAGCAATGGGGAATTCTCATTCTTAACAGGCGATAACCTAAGCGTAATGATTGACGGTAGCCAAACGCCTGTATTGCTATCATTCGCCGACGGTTTCAACGATTACGGCGCGGTGGATTATATCCAAACGATTAACCGTAAACAAAGCGCATGGAGTCTACCGGCCAACAATACATCGTATTTATACATTGAGCGTTCAGCATCTGGCGGCCTAACCTATGGCAGTACAACGCTTGAACCAATGCGCCAGCCAAATGCACCAGCAGCGGCAACGGATAAAATGTACTACAACACTACAAATGAAAAAATGTATGTGTATACTGGCACGTATTGGAAAGAAATATTGCGCGTAGTGGTAGCGATTGCCGTTACAGATGCAACGCGTGTAAAGTCAATCAAGTATTATGATCCAAATGTAAACACTGCAACAGATGCCGTAATTGGTACGCGTACGGTTGACGGTAAAGCATACGCATTAACAGATATTCTTAATCAAATGGCGGAAGCTATTAAAAAGATTGCTGGCGACGCTAGTTTTACAAACAACCCAAGCCGAACGCTTAAAACTATCACGGATACGGTAAACGGATTAAGTAGTGCATATTATCGTAAAACGGATACAGTAGCCAACGCAACGCATGCGGTTAGTGCAGATACGGCAACGCGGGCCAATTCAGCTGCAACGGCGGATAATGTTGCGACGTGTGTTAAAAAGGCCGGCGATACTATGACTGGTACGTTAAAGGTTCCGGGCCTTTCCAGTAATTCGATTGATTTAGATTATCTTGCCAATAACAAGGCGGGTTATAGCGGTTTTACATTTGGTGAATTAAATAACTACCGTATATGGGGTACTGATTATTGGGGTATTGGCGCCATGTTCCCGTGGTATACAAGCCAAGACCGCGTGTTAGGTACTCAGCTTTATTTTGCTAACAGTAACGCGGCATTTATTCGTTTTGATACAAATACCAAGGGCATGACGGAATGGCAACGCATCGCAACGTTTGAAAATAACAATACGTTGACGTTCCCAAATGGCGCAAAGTTAAAGGTGGAATAATATGCCTAATTTAGTACTAGAATATAACGGCCAAACATACCGGTTCGGATTAACTGCAAATGCAGCAGTAACAAACGGCCAAAATATTAAGGTTCCATTTAATGGAACTGAACTATACGCACGCATCGGGAATGACAATACACCATTAAAGGTTATTAAAAACGGAAGCACGTATTCGGTACAGTATAATCCGGTTGCTTTTAATAATATTTATGTAGATAGACCGGCAAGTGATTATTCAGAATGGCGTAACACAGTATTTTTCCCAAGTGGAAATTATCGTATCACAATGGACGGAAGAACGCGAGATAGTCGAGAAATACGCATTAATGATAGTAGAAACCTAGAAATAGTAATGAATATTATCGGTCAAGGATATGGCAATCAGCGTTTAAAACTAACTATTAACGGATATTATGACAGGCAATTACAAGCCGGAAGCAATCGCAATAAATTCAGCATAGAACGAATAGGGGATTAGTGATGCAACTTGAAAGCCTTGAAAGTATGATTAAAGACTATGAACGGCGCACGGGTGAACGTGTTAGTCTTGAAGGGTTTTATTTCGATGAAAATAATAACTACAAAGACAAATACAATTACTATTTCAAATGGTTCTCTAATGCTGGGTTCTTATTCTGGACTATCAACGAACATGACGGCCAACGGTATTTTACTATTTGGCAGACATACGGCGATATGAAAGTAATAGGCAAGTACATCGTGGAAGTAATGAAGATGAATGAACTTGATGTAATTGTAACGGCAACACATCGAAGCGTGCGCGGTTTCATTAAAAAGTGGAACATGGAACGCGTTCCAACTATGGACTATTCCTATAATGGGTTTAATTACAAAGTACTGAAAACGGTGCGAAAACACCTTGAAGCGACTTTGTAGAAAGGAAAAGCATGTTTAAATTTGACTTGCAATTATTTGGCGGCGGCGGTAAAAAGTCGAAGGTAAGCAGCATTGATGCAAAACTACCTACGGCAACGGCCGACGAAAAGCAACTATTACAAGGCCAAATGGATTGGATTAATAACACCAATCGAAGCGCCAACACCTTGCAAGGTATGGGCGATGCGGCCTTGAATAACGTGATAACGCCAGAATACGGCAATATGTATAATTCGTATTTAGGCGCTAACCGTGGCAATCAAAATGCAATAGGGGCGTTACAGAACCTAGTAACAACGGCCGGCGCCAAGAATTTAACTGATAACACGCGGTATGCAAATCAGTTAGCGGCAAGCGTTGATACTATGAACAACGGCGCAAGCCAACTGGCTAACGAATATAACGGCGCATTGCTTAATAATCAAAACGCAATGAATAGCATCACAAACGGCCAACTACCTACAGGCTATGCAGATGCTAGACGGCAAGCGTTAAACAATGATTTACAGGCAACTGTAGGCAATGCAGTTTCTAGCCTAGAAAGTCGCGGCATTGTGAATTCATCTATTACAGATAATGCATTAAATGATATTAGCAAGAACGCATCAAATACACTTGCGGCACAATATTCAAATGATTTAGGCCAAGCGGCGGCACTCAATACGCAAGCGCTTAATAATAATTTAAGCGGTATCGGTGCAAAAATGGGGTTATGGGGTAATACCTACAATAACAACCAAAACGGTATTATTAATCAAGCAAATCTAATGAACCAAGGTTATGCAAATCAGATGAATAACGCCGGCACCGCAGCGGGTTTAGTAGGTCAACGCGAAGGGTTAGCGCAAAACCCTATTAATACAGGCGCAACAACACAAAGCGCGGCAATTCAACCGGCCAAAGATTACTACTCTATGAGCCAGTTAAATAACGCGGATCAAGAAGATTTACTTAATAGATTTATGTCATTACGTTATGGACTAGCACAACCAGCACAAACAATGGTTAAGCAAGGTTCTGGCGGTTTCTTTGGAGGGCTTATGAAAGGTTTTTGTTTTGTAGCGGGTACTGAAATTGCAACACCAGAAGGTGGCAAGGTTATTGAAACGTTTGTAAATGGTGATACTGTTATCACGTTGGGTGCGGTTAATGAAGTAATTGCATTGCATGATATGGGCGAAAAAGAAACACATCGCCTTGAAACTGTATCCTTTGGCGTAACAACAACAGGCACGGAAAAGGTATTGACTCCGGAAGGTTTAAAATTAGTTAGTGAATTGGTAGTTGGCGAAGTTATTATGACGGTTAATGCTTATGAACCGGTTACATTAAGCGAAGCAACTGGCAATACTGAACACGTATACGAATTGCAATGTACTGGCGATAATTTATTCTATGCTAACGGCATTATGGCGGAAGGTATCAACGAAGACGAATTGAAAGCTATTGCAGATGCAGCGGAAGAAACACCGGAAGAAAAGCCAGCTAAAAAAACAACTAAAAAATCCAGCAAGCAAGATAAACCAGTAGAGAAAGTAGAGGAATAACACAATGGGCGTTATCTACGTTAAAGACTTTGAACCATGGGCGGCGTTGGGTGAATTAGCCGGTCAATATTTCTCTCACCGTTTAGGGGCATTACAAAATAACAAAATGGCTAAAGGCTATCAAGCAATGCTAGGCGGTGGCGGTGGTGGCGCTGGCGGGGAACAAGACCCGAACGCGCTACAAGTTATGGATAATAATAACCGTATGGCGGGAATGGGTATGCAACAACCTAATAGCGCCGGTCAAATTAACCAGTTATTATCTAATTCCAATAACACATTTGCCAATAATTTGATGCAAAAGAATAATATCGGATTATGGGGTGGTCAAAATCCAGCCGCACCAGCACAACCGATGCAAGCTAATACAGATGCACCAAGTAATCCGGTTACTGATCAACGCTTTAACGCTTATATGAATGAGCCAAGCCCTACATTACAAAAGCAGTTGCAAGCACAGGCAGCGCAAGCACCACAAATGCCAGCAACGCCAGCACAACCGCAACAAAACACAGGGTTATGGAATTTTCAAAATCTAAATAATACTGGTATTAATACAGGGGCACCGCAATCATATCAAGAAATGATGCAACAACGGGCGAACGCACCTTTTCATGGGGCGCCCAATTCGGCCGTAAATGGTAACGCCGATGCGGATAAAGCGCCGGGCCAATACTCTATACCAGATAAAGCAAGCGTAACAAGCGAAGCACGTAAACAACTAGGGGCTAATACGTTAGCCCTAGTTAAAGCCGGTTTTGATTTTAAGACCGCGCAAGGTTTAGCCAGCGAACAATATCAAACTGACGTTAATAATATGTACATGCAACAAGTCAACGAATATCAAGAAAAAGTGCTTGAACCAATGCGCCAGCAAATCATGAATAGCCTTGTATTTACACAGGATAAAGACGGCAACCCGGTTGTAGATACCTATAACACAAAACGGGTTAAAGGGTTGGCGCCAGCCGTTGCAAGATATAACTATCTAGCCGGTAAAGTTGGCGCTGGTACTATTGATATGAATAACTTGAACAGTATTGCGGCACTTGATAAACCAGATTATAAGTTTAGCAGCGCACAAAACGGCCATATTGTACGATACAACATGGGCGACGGTACTATTCAAGATATGGGCGGTTATGGCAAGGTTGAAACAAAACAATTTGCCAACGGTCAAGTTATCGTAATGACTCCGGACGGACAAATGAAAAACATCGGTAATTTCGGGGCGAAAAACATTAAAGTTATGCCAGACGGTAAAACGTATATTGTTGGCACAGACGGCAGCATGAAATATGTAGGTACACATGTTAAACCGGCAACGGCTACACAGTCCGGCACTAGTGGATATAATGCGCAAGTATTACGTACGTTATCCGCACAACATACCGCATGGGTTAAAGCTAACCCAGATAAGGCACAAAATGAAAGTCCTTATTACGGGCAATTACAAAGTGCGTTAAGTGGTGCGCCTACTGCTGGCGGTGCTGGTGCTGCTGGAACGCCAACGGTTAAACGGCAGCCGACTTATTCAAGCGAAGAACAAGCAGCAATTTCCAAGCGAATGAATGAACTTTCAGCGCAAGGCTGGAGTGATGATCAGATTGCGGCGGAACTTGATGCGGCCGGATACGGTCAATATAAATCGTGGTTAAAGTCTTATTAAATATAAAGGGGTAGACTATGGGTGCGTTTGATGATATTACAGGCCAATATGGCAAGGCAGCTGGAAACGGTAACGCCTTTGAAGATATTACAACCGAATACGGTTATGACGTAGGCAACGCGCCCAAGCCTACGTTTTGGGATAGCGTTAAAAATAATGCCGAATATGTTGCTAATGGCGTTAAAAACAATATTGAATGGATTGATAAAACCGGCAAAGAAATTAACGACAATGTAGGTAATACGTTAACCAACTGGAAAGATGATGTAGTAAACAAAGCAAACAATCTAGGTAATGAATATTCTAAAAGTGCTGCCAATGCGATTGATGCTAATGGCGGCCACTTTTTTTAATTTGATTATAATTTATTCCCTA